TTCATACCAATAAGTGAAACAGGAAGTGATTCTGTGATAAACTCTTTTTCAATTTCGAGAGCCGATAACAAAATTTCTTTTATTCTCTTTTCACTTGGTTTGTTTTCTACGTGGTTGTTCAACAAATGAATTGCAAAATCACAATGTAGATTTTCGTCTTTGAAGATGAGTGAGTTTGCGTTACACAAACCTTGCATCAATCCTCGTGACTTTAACCAAAATATTGAACAGAATGAACCTGAAAAGAATATACCTTCAACCGCGGCAAAAGCGACAAGTCTTTCTTGGAAGGACGCATTTGTAATCCATTCCAAAGCCCATTTTGCTTTTTTCTGTACTGCCGGAAGTCTATCAATTGCGTGAAAACACTCATCTTTTTCTTTAGGATTTGACACATACGTATCAATTAAAAGTGAGTACATAAGACTATGAATGTTTTCCATAGCAAGTTGCATTCCGTAGAAGAACTTCGCCTCAGGATATTGAACTTCACGATAGAAATTCTCAGCCAAGTTTTCGTTAACAATACCATCAGAAGCCGCAAAGAAAGATAGTACGTTCTTAACGAAGTATTGTTCATTTTCTGAAAGGTTTTCCCAGTCACGGATATCGCCCGACAGGTCCACTTCCTCGGCCGTCCAAAACGCCGCTTGGTGCATTTTATAAAACTCCCAAATATCGTTATGTTCGATGGGGAATATTACAAACCTGTTTGGGTTTTCTACTAAAATCTTTTCCATATTAATTAATTATTTTGTTGTTCTCTTTGTTTTCTTCTTTCGAGCAAATCTTTTACTCTTTGTCTCTGTTGTTCTTCTTTTTGTTCTTCTAGACCTAAGAACGTTACTGAACTTTCAGTATCAATTTCTAACATTCCGTTATCAAACTTACAATTTTCGAACACGATTCCGTCATCACCAATTCTAGATTTGGTTATGGCGATTGTTGCTAGTTTCATCTCTTTTTGTTGTAATGTCTTAGCAACTGAGATAATAACGTGACCAACTTGTGCCTTTTTAATTGACCCACCCATTTGGTCTGTCGTTACAACTTCAGATGAAATTGAACTTCTATTGCCCTGTGTTGCCGTCCATCCAACTAAATTAAGTTCGTGACACATAGCCTCAAAACCTCTCATAACAGAACCCTCACTCTTCCACTCATCACCTAAATTCTTATCAGGTACGATACAGTCTATATAATCTAATACGACCATATCCAACTTAACGCCATCGGCAATCATCTTACGAAGTTGATTTTTGATTTGTAACATTGTCAAAGTATCTGATGGTAATTTTTTAAGGATTAGTCGGTTTTCCATTTTACTTTGTACTTCACGAACCTTATCCATAACCTCATCTTTCTTGTTAGACAATTCATCAGGATGAATTTTTGTCCATAAAGTAATATGTTTACGTTGGATAATTTTTGGATTATCCTCGAAGAATATTTGAAGTACGTTGTATCCCAGATTGAATGCGTGGTTTGATATTTTGGTTAGGAACGTTGACTTACCAACACCGGTGGGTGCTAATATAACTCCTAATTCTCCTTTGGCCAAACCACCCTTCAATAATCTGTCGATTCCCGGTATTCCCATTGGGATTGGGTGACGATAATCCTCGTTTAATACATCATCTAAGTTTGAGAATACGTCAGACATACCGTCTTCTCTTTCTCCAACTTGTAGAGCTTCTCTAACAAGTTCTTCGAGTTTGTCGTAACTCTCAAACTCACCACCATCAATAACTTTTTGAGCTTTGGTGATGGCTTTCTGTAGTTCTTGTTGTTTACAGAACTTAAGAGCCTTTTCTTGTACAAACCCACTACCTTCAATTGGACAATCCTTAATTTTTGTGATGGTATCCAACACAATTTTAGAAGCCAGTTCCTGTTGTAACTCAGATTTGGTGATTTGTTCTAACGTATCAAACGTTGGTACGTGTTCGAATTTTGAATAGTACTCCTTAATCATTTGCAAGATGATTTTGAAGTACTTATTCTCAAAATATTGTTGTTCTATAACGTCAATGATGGACCTTCCAAATTCTTTATCAATGATAATTTGATTCAGTAATTGTACTTGAAATGAAGACCCTAAATAATCGAAATTTTTGTTTGACGCCATAGTTTTTTTCTTGTTATAAATGATAAATATTATCGCTTCAAACTAATTCCTGAGTAATCCAAAGTTAAATTTTTTGCTGAGAAAATGTCAGTAAGAGACGAAAGCAAACTTTTTATGTGAGGACGGATATCTACGGTGTATCTTATTTTAGGTGGGAAAATTTTCGCATCAATCTGACGATGACAAATTGTCATGTCCCCTTGCTTAATAAAGATGTTAAAATGCTCAGGACCGTCAGTATAAGACGTATCCAAAATAGCTGGATTACTCTGAATCTCATAAGAATTCTCCAACATATAATCTACCGTTTTCATCTTTAAACGGTGAATCAATGTGTCTTTGAAATCTCTAATAAACTCATAGAGGTCCGCTGAGTATTTTGCGTCGGGATTGTAATCACGGACGTTAAAATACCTTTGAACGATGATGTTGTCGTTAACCATCATCAAAAACTCAAGTTTTGTTAAATCTTGCTCTTTCATAAAAAATTACTTTTTGGTTTTAAATTGTTTTTTTTCTTTTCTTGTTAATTTCATAAAGGGTTTCACGAAGTTTACCCACGCTTCGTCATGTTTTGGGAGAAACTTAAAAAATCCATCTTCCATCATCATACGGATTAGATTTCTGTGTCCTCTTCCCTCGGGGTCTAAAGATTCACGATAATAAAGTTCGACTAATTCCTTACCTTCTTCTGTGATTAATGGATTAGATAAATCAACGATTTTGTTGTTAATCTCAAAGAATTCATTTCCATAGATACCTGATTTTGTTTTACCTGAAAGTAAGTTTTGTAATATTTTGTTCTCTTTGTCCTCAGTAAGTAATACTTCGGCTCTTGTTAAAATATCGTTATAAGTAACCTCACGGTCAAGGATTTCAGGAAATAATTTAACCAAAGTTTTTTCACCCAAATAGTAAATACCGTCAATATTGTCTGACTTATCACCTGACAATATTTTATATGTTTTTACGTTATAGTGGGGAATCTCTACATCATGTAGTTTTATATAGTCACCTTTTTTAAACGTCAATCGCTTACTGGGTGAGTATATGGACACGTTCTCTGATATTAGTTGAGTGAGGTCCTTGTCACTCGAGAAAATGGTTATATTCTCGTCATTTGCAATGTGACAGTAGTGAGCAATTAAATCATCGGCTTCGTTATTATCGATATCAACCTGTCGAACAAACATCTCCTCGAGATATTGTTTAACTCTTCGTTTTTGTTCGTAAAATGATTCTTCCTTAAAGTCGAAACCAGGTTTTCTGTTTTCCTTGTATTGGGGGTATATAATTTTACGGGTCAAAGAACTACCCTCACCATCCCAAAATACGACAACCTTATCAAAGTTTTCTTCTTCAATAAAACGTCGGGTAGTATTTAGAAAGTGCCAAATACCCCCAACGTGTTTACCTTCGTGAAAAAAGTCTTTCACACCGTGAAATCCAATTTTCAATAAATTGTTTCCGTCAATTAATAGTGTCTTAGTCACAAATATGGGGATTAAGATTCGACTTCTTCTTTCAAATCAAAATCCAAATCAGACACTCCCAAAATATCTTTCCAATATTCTGCATGGTCTTTTTTGTAACTTTCAATCGACGCCTTTTCTTCAGCGGGCTCTTTACCGGCCATGAAACCATGAGGGGTAACGATAATCTTACCGTCCTCATACCCCAAACCATTGATGTGGTTTTTGAGTACAGATATTTTAGTACGAACTGCAAACTTCACAGTTCTCTTATCTTTAGTTGCGGTAATCTTAGTAGTACCGGCACCTTTTTGATTACCAAACAAGAATACCAAAGATGAGTTGAGCCAAATGGCTTCTCCACCTTTTGCTTTAATTTTTGGCTGACCAAATGGATTGTCAGGTAATTCAACCCATGGTTGGTTAACAATAACCAAAGTATTTTCAAACTTTGAGTCGGCTTTACGACTTCCTGAAATACGTTGGTTGATACCCATACCAATCTTATCGGCGAGAACGGAAGCGTTATGTTGCTTTCCACCTTTACCTTCGTAAGTCATTTTACAAGGTACAGAACCTACAGAATCCCAAAGGAAAAGAAGACTATAATCCAATTCACCTTTTTCTTGTGCGTCGAGTAAGGAATTGATGTAGTCAGTTATTTGTTCAATATAATCAAAGTTATTATTGAACAGGTAGAAACCATCCCAATCAATCTCACCAGTTGATTCATCAACCACTTCTTCACACTGAAATCCCATGATTCTTGCGTGTTCAAAGGACCACTTCTGTTCTGTGATAATAAACACAGGAAGAATTCCTTTCTTCTGAGCATCAACCGCCGCCTTTACAAGCGCGGTTGTTTTACCTGTGTCCGAATGACCTAAGAACATATTAATATGTCCAATGGCCGGACCAGGAAGACCCACCGCATCCAAAAACTCAGTACCCAAATCAAAATAACGTTGTGGTTTGTATTTTGCTGAGGTTGAGAATTTAGATTTGATTGAATCTAAACCGATTTCTTTCTTTTTGATAGCCATATTAACTATACTTTTTGAACTGTTGTAAAGCGTCGAGTTTATCTTTTGCACTAGCCAATTGGTCAACGAACTTATCCATTTCTTCTAAGTGTTGTGGATGTTCACCAATACCAACAGGGTTATTTAAATAAACCATTAATGTTGCTTCGGCTTCTGAAATTTGAGCGGCGTACTTATTAGTCAACGCCTCATACATTTTCTGTGTAATTTTTTCTTGAGTTGTCATTTTTTAAAAGGTATTAAAAACTACCCCATGTTTCAGGGGTAGTTTGATTAAGATTTTTTTTAATTAGAAGGGTAGGTCTCCATCGGGTTCGTCTTCTGATTGTGGGTCAACAATTGATTGTTTACCACCCATTGACATAGTTTCTTCAACATCGTTTCCATAGATATACTTACCTGCGTCTGAATCCCAACGTGGAACTTCACCACGAGCAATTGCTTCGAGATACTCGGCTGGCTTCTTAGAATATACATCTTCCCAACCCAATTTGTCAGAAACCCAAGAATCTTGTGTCTCTTTATCCTCATGAAGTGGAGATGGGTCATCGTGCATAATTGTTTGAATTACCGTGTAAGTAGCTCCTTTAGGAGTCTTAGCTTTGGTCATCTCGAGAATAATATCACGTCCTTTATCAGGGTCAGTAATATCACCTTTTTGACGGAAGATTGGAATAATCTTATCCAAAATTCCTTCGTTCTTGTAGTTGTGTTTGAAACGCCAGAACTTAACTCCATCCTGTTCGTTGTCACGGTCAATTACTTTAACAATATAGAACTTACGAGGTTTGTACTGTTTTGCAAGTTCTTTATCAGACTCTTTACCAGTTGACATAAGTTCCTCATAAACCTCACTAAGTGGGGAACGTTCGTTATCATTTTTACCTGGGTCGAAAAACTTCTGCCATTTTCCATCAACCTGAACTTCGTGAAACCATACTTCTTTGAATGGTGAGCTTCCATCTTTGGTTGGGAGGATACGGAGTCGTTTTTGACCTTGCTTCTCGTTATCTTTAAGGATAGCCGCGAAGTACTTTTTCATTCTTTCATCTTGAGACATTTTTGAGGTGTTAGATGAACCACCTTGCTTTGATTGTTCGTACTGCGAAAGAATCGCATCTAAAGAATTGTTTGTCGCCATAATATATAAAATTTAAATTGTTTACTAAGTATAAGTGTCAGCCGTAGGTTTGTCAAATCAAAAATGGGGTCTTTCGACCCCACTTTACTATCTTACTTCAGTGAAGTCACCAGTTTCCTCATCTCCAAAGTCTCTGAAACTTTTTTTGATGTCGATGGGTGAATATTCTTCAACTTCATTTTTTGTTAAAACATATTCATTCTTTCCTGATTTTTCCAAATCAATTTCTTTATCTTCGAAGAAATCACTAAGTTTTTGATTAAAAGGTCCTGAGTCTAAACTACGTAGTTCCAACTTTTCTTCAGGAGTTTTAGTTCTATACTTCTCAACCTTTGCTTCCAAGTCATTCAACTTGGTCACAATTTGGTCCATGTTAGACAACTTGCTTTCTAAGTCTTCTAAATGTTTGAACAAATTGTCAAAGTATTCTTCTTGTTTAGTTTCAATATTTTTTTGAGATTTTACTAAGTCGGTAATTTCTAGTTCTTCACCTTTCTTTTCTCCTCCTTCTTCCCCAATTTTTTCAACATCAGGGTCAGTTGCAACATCCACAGGTTGTGGTGCGGCCCCCGCAGCTGGGTCACCAGGTGGAGGTGGTACTGCTCCTAAGTCTCCAGGAGGTGGGGGAATTGCCGCCGGGTCTCCGGGTGGAGGTGGTACTTCTTGTTCTGTGATATAATTATTAATTTGATTATACCTTCTTAGTTCGTCTAAAATTTTTACATCTATTCTCATTTGATTAACCGTTTAAAAGTTGTTTAACACCGTGTAATGTTTCAACCTGAATTTTTTTATGAGTGTTCATTGTATTATCCACTCTTTCAATTAGACCATCTTTCATTCTTACTGTGTAACAGTCTCCAGTATCTAAATCACAAACTTCTTTGAACCCTGCACCCGCATCTCTTTCTGTGATTCTAGTATTTTTACCTAAATACCTATCTAAAATTTCTTTTGTACTCATGGTTTTTTATTTATAAATATCTTTAAGCCAATAAAAATTATAATACGTTAAGTTATATTTGATTTGCTAAATTTAAAGCATCATTGTACTCTGATATCAAATTATTTTTTTGAACATCACTTAACGTATCCCAAATATTTTCTTCTGAGTTGTTTGGTACACTATTTAAAAATATAAATTTTGCATATAACTCTGGTTCGTCAGACGCAAATTGATTAGCGTTGAATCTATTTTTCCATCTTTGGATGAAGAAGTCTATCGAGTCTTCTAAATTTTCAAAGGAAACATAAGGACTATTGTTTGATGTACAATAAAATAACCCATTACCGTTAGAATCTTTCTTAAATAACCCTGATGATGGTCCCCAATATTCGGTTATATCAACTCCACCATAATTATTGTTATAGGTTTCAAAATTAGGATTAGCAAAAGAACTCATGTAAATTTTAGCAAAAACTAATTTTACTAAAATTAAAGTACTATCAGGGTCATTAGGGAATATAGGTTGGGTTAAAGAAAGAACTAAATTATAAACTTCTTGTGGGGTTGCGGTCGATTTAACCGGTTCTTCTTTAGTGTATTGTGCGTACTTAGTATTTGCACTACATGTTTGATTTTCTGAGAAGGTATTAGCCGGATTAGAACTTAAACTATCATAACTTTGTTGTGATTGGGTTTTAACATTTGTTGCTGGTGTTTGTGACGCATCCGATTCTTGTTTAAGTCTATCCTTTATCTTCTTAATTAAGTTAGCTTTTAAGGTTTGTATGAATTGGTCAACTTTTGGGAGGGCCGCAACAGGTTGTCTAATACCTGTAATTCTAGTGTCAAACATACCAGGAGTGATTGTGTGGTTAACTTCTAAAATCATATATGGCCCACTAAACATTGGTACATATCTTAAATTAAAGTACATGGTTGGTTGTATCAACGCATTTCCCATCATTGAAATCTCACAATTATAACTTCTATTTTTATAAACATTATAAAGAGAGCTGCTTTGGGTGGCTCCTCCACGATTTCCCGCCTGATTTGCCATACTGTTAATAACTTGTAATGATTCGGCGGTTGATTTACCAGCATCTTGCGATACTTGGAATGACCTGAAAATTGATTGATTTTGGGTCCCAATATCGACATTAAATCCAACAACTTTGTTTGATTTATCCCAGTCCGTTTTATTTGTTTGATTTTCAACCAATGGATTGTCTGACGCTCTTCTTAAATCGAATGCATCATCTCTAAATCTGTAATCAACGTTATTTTTTAAATCTACGTGTTCTGATGGTTTGGATGAATATATACAAACCATTTTAGCGGAAGACTCTCTATAGTCAACATTCAAATAAGTACCAAAAAGAGTATTACCAAATTCTAATGTACCTTCAGGTTTTGGTTTAGGATTTTTACTAGCATCTTGTACGTTATAGAAATTAACATAAGATGGCATGTTCATTATCACAAAATTATTCTCAATCAAAATTGATTGGAAAAATGTGAAGACTGTCATCTTTGGGTTAATATCCACTAATTTTTCTTTCAATTTGAAAATGTCAATTAGGACTTTGTCACCTACATTTCTACTAGCTCTATCGAGCATTAATAAATCCTCAAATAAGGTTTTTTCTTTAAAATTAGCGCCCGCAATCCATTTGTCATTAGTCGCCTTAAAAGATTCCCATAACTCAACTTTTGTTTGTTTCCCATCCAGTTCTGATGGTTTTGGTGGTTTGTTTTGAGATGATGAAACATTCGCCAAAGCACTTCTAATTCTTAACATTAGATTATTTATCGAGTCTGACTGAAAGTTATCAATCTGATTTAGATATTCATCCATTGAATTAACTAATGTTACGTCCCCCCATCTAGAATTGGCATCAGGAACTGTTGGATATTGCGGTTGGGGTGCGGTATCAATATTGGTAACGTATTGTGGGTCTGTTGTAGTTTGTGATATAAATCCATAAACAGTTTCGATAGCCTGATTTACAATAGATGTATTATCTTCAGGATTTTCAATATCAACTTGTTCTCCTGTGTAAAGAGTACTTCCATTTTTGTTTTTCAAAACCGCAAACTTTTCATTATTATTTTTATAAACGGTAACTGTAGATGTGTCGTTAAGAGTGTAAGTTTGTAATATTTGGCCAGGAAAATCAGTATTAGGTAATGAGGTTACACTACCTCCAGTTTGTGTTTGTTTTAATTTTTGTGTCGCATATATTTTTATAATAGGCGCAAGATTTTCGATATTTTTTTCAGTAAATTCTACATTTAAATCCACAAAAAAATCAGTAATATACGAACCGTTATCTGTGTATTCTAATTCAGGTATTTCTGAAAAACCAACATATAATTGTAAAGCTTTCCAAGCATCAGGATTATTTGTAACAGAACTTGCGATAGTTGTTACCCCTCCGTTTGTAGGTAAAGAATTTTCTACATATCTATCCCAACTAAATGGGTCTTTTATTTCTCGATTTGAGAACGTATAAAATAATCTTTTGTCAAATCCGGATGGATTTCCTAATTTGAAAACTATATCGTAATTAAGAAATTCTTTCAAATAACTATTAACTTGTGTTGCCTGTGATTGTTGTATGTTAGAAACTATTTCGCTTGGTTCTAAATCCGCTGGTGTGTTTTTAGGCACCTTCATCATCTCTCTCATCATCATTTGGAAATTTTTGAAGGACTTTTTAGGTATTGACTCTCCTTCTGTAGAGGTTGATGATTGATAATTTGTTACGGATTGAGCGAAATTTAAAAATTCTTTCTCAAAGTTATCTAAAGATGTTTTATCGAACGCGCAGAATAATTCACTTATCGAATCATAACCAAGAGTACCTCCGTTAAATGAGTAATTTTCTTGCTCTTCTGTATCGGTATTAATATATTTTATATACTGATTAGATTCTGGTTTTGTTAATTTACTTATATCGAAATATCCATAATTGGGACAGGCCCATAATCCCCTAACTGAGCCATCGTACATAGCATAGTTTCCAGTTACTTCTATCACTAACTTTGCGTTATCGATATCTCCCTCAAAACATTCATTAAATGTTTGATTAATCATACTTCCATTTGATGGAATGGGGTATTCAAAAAATCCATCTGTAGTATCTATAGAAACTGACCATGGAGTAATAATTAAACTTCTACTAGGATTAGAGCTATCAAACCCCGTGGACCCATTAATAATTGCATCACTAACAACATTTAAATTAACACCTGAATCTATACCACTTTGTATATCTGCGTTAGAGTACCCGTCAAATACCTCTGAACCTTGGTAAAATACACTAAAATCATTTATTAATTTGGGATAAAACCCAGTATTAATGACTGTTTGTGATGGACCTCCAATAGTAAAATTAGCATCTTGTTCTAATACTATTTCAACATTACTTCCATTAACTGTGAGAGAGTAAGTTGTCGTAGGGTCTTGGTTCACAGGGTCAAAATTTTCAATATATTCAAAATTACCCCAAACACCATCCAAAATGTCTATGTTATTTTGTATGTCATTTTTGTATCTGTGCCAAATAGAACCAATTTTAAGAACCCACGCATAAGGAACTTTGTGAATTGCACTAAATTTCTTTAAAGTTGATAAAATATAATCTAAATCGTTTGTTGTATTATTGGATTGACTTGGATTATAAGTTTTATATTTCTCCCTTAGTGTACTTAAGGGCAGGCTGTTTATGAACAAATATGCCGCGGTTACAAAAGGGGAATCCTCCCCGTTATTTTGTTTTGTAACTCCTTCTTGGATAGCGTTTATAAACATGGGGGTGTTTAACATAGAATTAACTTGGTCTGCCGCAACACCAGCGTCATAATCACTATATCTAATATTCCCTTCAGTAATAAATTGTGTTTGGTATGTTCTATTTGCAAAAAAATCTATTAAGTCAGTTTCTTTTGTAACATTAGGTACTGATGAATTTTCATATATAAAATTAGTAATTGGTCGTTTAGTTAAAAACGTGTCGGTATTATTAAAATTTGATAAAACTTTATTGCTTTTATTATACGTTATTACTTTGGTTGTGTTAAAAGCGGACTTAGCGTCGGATACCGCTGAGCCATTAGCTAAAGAAGATTTAACCCAATCATCATCAGTAATAGGGTATATGTCTAGCAAATCAAATTCATTAGATTCTGAATTACCTGTTATATACGCTTCTAACTCTGTCTCATTTTCCAAAGAAATTAGTGGATTAGATTTAGTATTAGCAACTGTTTGTACCCCCAAAAATTGGAAAGCCCCATTCTGTGTTTGATTTTTAATGTAGTCTGTGTTGAAAATTCCTCTTACGTAGTTTTGCCAACTTTTGCCTATCCCACCATTAGATATGTGTTTAAGTGTGGGGACAAAATTTTCAGAATTTAATCCATAGTTTTTTAATTTTTCAACTAAAAACCCGCTATCGGTTCCCAATCCATTTACCATGTTAATTTTTTCAGCATCAGCTATAACACTAGTCATTAAATCAGAACTTTGTGTAGAAATAGACGCCCTAGATAATCTAGAATAATTAGCAGTGTAAAATAATCTTTCATATATCTCATAAAAAAACTTAACTTCATCTTTGTTAGAGAATATTTCATTTGTCACAGGGAACTCCATTCCATTAACTGAGACCCTTTTAATATCGTTTTCCTCGTTAAAGTTTGGTTGTCCATTTTTTGTATCTCCCTGTCTTTCAGTATACCCTCTTAAAAACTCCTCTAAGAATTCCACCTCAGGCCAAACATCATATTGATTTCCTTTAGTTTGACTAACATAATCAGGGTCGCCAGGATATGCAATAACATATTTTTCGTCACCGTTTTCTCCGCTAGTTTCTACTATAAACTGAGGCCATGGATATATTGGTAGATTTTCATTACTGCCGGAAGCAATGTTGTCGGCCGATGCGGTAGATGTTGAAGCGTTTAGCACACAATTTTTTCTGATTTTATCATCTCTCTTTTCCCAAGCGATTGTGTGTACATCGTCCATAAGTCTAAGAAAAGCCTCTCCATTAGCAAAAATGACCGCCATTACGTTTCTTGCGGTAGGAGTAAATCCTAACCCAGTACTTTTGCTTTGTAATTTTTCAGCCAAAGCTTTAGTTATATCATCTTGTATTTGTTCTCGATAGGCAATTAAATCCTTACCCATTCTATTAGTTTCACTCAGAAAAGTCTTGGTTGTAACTTTAGTGGCCTTACTAATACTAGCATCATTTAGATTACCAAATTTATAATATGTGTATTCAGGCACCGGTTCACCATCTTTAAGGGTTATTTTACCAGAATTAAATTGCATATTATCGGATAATTCTTTTTGTAAAACATCTAAATCCTCAACACTTGGTTCTTGATTTCCCTTTCTTTGTTTAAACGTCTCAGTCAAATTTATTTCACTTGGATTCGTTAATTGTTGGTAAAAAAGTTCAATTTGGATATTGTTAGGTATACTAACTTTTGTTTTTTTACCATTAATTTCGTAGAATCCATTAAGACCTAATGTTTTATTAGTGTTAAGGATATTGTTATATTCAACTATTAATTTTTTAAGTTCCGTAATAGCCTCCTCTTTCTTTTTTTCATCTGAAAATTCTTTTTTGAAAGAATATAATTTCATACTGTCGGACGCAGAGACAAAATAGTTTTGTTTATCCATATATGTCTCAAACCAAGACTCGTTCTGAATATAAAATACTTTATTTTGATACTCTTTCAATTTTTTATCATAAAACTCAACGTCATTTAATGGTGACATATTTTGTTGTATGAAAGATTCTAAATAATTTTTTATGAAAAATTCCAATCTATAATACATTTGCATTATAGTAATTTCAGGAAAATCGTCAGGAATCAAACCTTTATTCTTATACTCACTGTACATTTCCTTAATCTTTTGGGTACCCTTACGAACAGGTAAATCATTAACTGTTGTTGATTGTGAGGGTCCACCTTCATTACCTTTAACAGGTAAATTGTTGTTGTACATATGTGGGGTTGCAAGAGCCGCTGCCATGGTAACCTCATTTAATACATTGTATTTGTAGGTTATCATTTTAAGAGTGATATGAAAATTACCAGTACCGTAATCAAAACGACTTGTAAAATTTTCTAACATTAATGTGTATCTAACCGCCTTGCCAAAAAAACCTTTTAAAGTAAGATAAAAAACCGGGTATGGTAAGTTGAAAAATACCGCATATGGTGAATTATCACCCCCCTCAAATAATGCCTTTCCTTTAACATCTTGTAACTCAATAACTATAGTGGGTGTAAATGATGTATTTTGTTTTACTGTAATTTGTGTTATACCTAAAAGACCATTATCAACTGCACCATGTTTCCCGCTAGATATTAATGTTTGTCTTGTATAAAAATCATCATCTTTATCAGGATTTTTAAAACTGTCTATTTTTACTTGGTTATCACCCATTCCTTTTAGGGTGTCTTTACCAGTAATTTCATCAGTATATCTATTATCTAAAAATTCTTTACCACCAGGTTTTAGGAAATTTATTGTGGCGATAGATGTATTTCTAATAATATCGTTGTTATCAGACCCTATTGCTAATTTGGTTCTTGGTATTGGTTTACACTCCAAATTAGCATACATTACTAAATCTTCATGGTTAACCAATCTTTCCTTAGCATTCCCATCGGCATCTATAACCTTATTAGGGTCAACTATTACTATATTGTTATAATCAAATTCTACTAATATGTTTTCTGAACTATCTACCATAATAAAAGAAATGATTATCTAATTGATTCTTATAATCCTGTAGAGAAGTTACAAGTGGAAATGGAATTGTCAATACACTACCGTCCACAATATTCCACTCTTGTCCTCCAAACTTAGGATTTGCCATCATTATTAACCATCCAAAAAATGGTGAACCATAATACTGTTGGGACACCTTATCTAATCGAGATTGTCCCACTTTGTAGATATACCTTTTGTCGGTGCTTTTGCTAGGTAGGTCGACATATGTGACCACTGTCTGTTGACCATCAACAATAAATTCACTATACCTATTATAATATTGTTTTTTAGCCATAATTAAAAATTAAACTTAGCGTTATCTAAATAAGTAGTATTTGGTCCATGATTTTGTCCATCATATAGTTTTTTAATATCTTCAGATTGGGTTGCGTTATCAACACCAGGTACCGTAGTATATGTGAATTTTCTAGTTTTACCTTTTGGGTACATCTTTTCATCTAATTCATCTATGAAATCCTTATATTCATTACTATCTATAAAGTCTTCATATAACTCCTCTTCAGCATCTATTTCTTTGGTGTATTCTTTCGCCAAATCATCAACAATATTATCAAACTTTTTTTTCAGGTCTGTAGGGTCACTTACACTAACCAAATCACCCTTGATTATCGCGTTTTTAAAATTTTCTTTTTTTGTCTCATTGTTTAAAACTCTAGCCATAATTAAGAAAAAGTGTTTCTCAGGACTATCAACACTATTTCCACCAATGAAACCATCATAAATAGGAATAAAATTACCAACCTCACTATAAGGTTCTTCAGTAATTTTATTATCCAACAACAAAGTTTGGAAATCTATTAAGGTATTAGATGCACTGTTTAGGTCATCCCAAAACTCATCTTCAGTTGAACTTATGGATGGATTCACAGTTGTCGTTGTTGAGCTAACTTCAGAGGTGCCTTCAATACTATAAACTATGGGTAGATTTTTGTCTCCAATTTTTCCGTCAGTTAGCGTTCCAACTAAATTTAATTTCCTAATAATTCTAGAGTAATCCTGTTGGAATGTGACCATTTCTTGTGACGTAGTGTACATTACATTTGAGAACTCACTATATAAATCACTAACATACAAAATCATATTTTCAGTTATGGTATCCATAACATTACTTTGCCAATTAGTCTTGTCCAGTTCTCTCATAATTGGGTTTGTTCTATCGGTAATTTCACTTTTGACTAAATCGAACAAATCTTTTGTGAAACTGTCTATCGTTGATGGGGCTCCATATATAGGAGCATCAACTTGGCTAGTTGTACTAATATTTAAACCTCCCTCCTTATATAGTCTGTCTTTATTCATAAACTGAACAATGCCTTGGTTGGAGTTCAACATAACTTTCTGTAAAAGATTAGGGACCATTTCCATATAGGTTTTGGTATTGGTTTGGAAATCATCCATAATTTTTTGATAACTAATGTCTCCCGTTTGACCACTTTCCACAGGATTGGTTGATAATATATCTCCAATTGTATTTCCTCCATCATTTGTAGCTTGGTTATCCACATTATTTACGGTTGCATTTTCTTCTCCTAATTCCAACGCATCAATAAATTTCTTATCTAATGCTTTCCAAGAGTCATCTGTCCAAGTTGACCTTTCGTCATAAATTTCAGTATTTGCATAATAATTAAATGATAATGCGTTTTGTAATTCCTCAACAGGTTTTGCCAACCCATGTCCACCAATCATATCGAAATTTAAAGAGACTTTAGCAATCATGGGTTGTACACCTATACCTTCCGGATTCAAATCATAAACCAATGGGTCATATGTTATTGACAAATCTCTAGGAATAATTTTACAATTGTAAAAATCTCCCACTCTAAGTATTAATATTGGTGGAGCACCAAAGGAAGTGTTAATCGCATCGTTTGCTTTGGGTTTTCCGTCCGAACCGATAACAGGAATAGTTTCACCAGGTCTAACACATTGATTTAAGAACGTTAATCTAGAATTGAGACCCTCAGGTGTCATCGAATGGAATGCGGGGTTAAAGTATTTAATTTTTTCTTTAATTGAGTCATAAACCATAGGTACGTTTTCTTTTATGACTTCGAAATAATCACATTCCGTTAAAAGATTTCTTACTATTTGTTTACTAATTCCTTCTTTTAATTTCTTTTCAATTGTGACATTGTTATTGTTTTGTTGTGGTCTTTGTGGAACAATTCCTTGTTCTGATGTATTTGCGTTAGGTGGATTGAATATTGTTGACGGATTAGTTTCTTCATTGTCAGGTATAGTACCTGAATCCGCGGGTTTATCATTTATCACAATTGAGGATATTCTCAATCTTCTGCAAGCCATAACACTAACTGAATAAATTTGAGAGCCATTAGTAGTACTTCCATTTTTATCTTCAACCGGTGTTGAGCAATTAACCGTGTCCTGCATTATACCACCTTGTGCAATCGGATTTGTAAATGTTTCTCCGGCACCTCCACCGTAAGTAATTTTCAAACTATTATTATCGATATATTTTCCTAAACTAACACCTCCTGATGAAAAGTTTCTGAAATATTCTACTATAGAATCAACCCTTTTTTGATTAATGTTTTCATTGAAACTTCCGCTAACTGTGAAGGATTCTCCTCCCTCTAAAACTATTGATATTGTTTTTTTCTCAGTTGTTAAAATGCTAAAGGCGTCTTGTGTCATAGAAGAACCACCAGTGTTAATTAAATTATAATTGTCTTGTATAACTTGTTCAAAAAACTCATTCACGTTTCTATTAAAGTCATCAATATCAAATAATTGGTCAGCATTTGCAACATATTCTGAAGTTTTACTTATGTACTGATTATACAAAACATCATAAGATGAAACTTCACCATTAACTGACGGCGAATTATCATCAAAATAAAAAGATAAATTTTCGTATTTGTTTACAAAGTCATCAACCGCAGGTTCATTATTAACTATCGAGGTCGTTGATGTGTCTCCAAAATTAGATGATATGTTAGTTTCTGAATTTATACCTATAGAATTCAAAACTGTAGTTATATCTTCTTCACTAGTTTGTGGATTATTTAGTATTTCTTGGTAAGTATATAAATCTTTGGTGGGTAAAGTGTTAAACTTTTGAGCCAATGTATAAATGTCGTATTTGGCACATCCCGCAAAAAATGAATCAACAATCGAATCAACTCTTTCTTTGGCAACACCTTTCAATTGTTTATCAACAATTAAATTCATAATAGACGGACTATCTACTATTATTTTCCAACTTAAAGTTCCTTTTCTAGTGGTTTCTTTATATGTATATATTGGCTCCGGTCTTCCTAAAAATGTTGTAGGATTCCAGTTAGCATTACTATTGTCACTAAAAGTCAAATCATAAGGTGGAAACCACATTACTCTACCTCCATTTGGACCTTTTTCACAAGTAGGTAAATCGTCATATGTGTAACCAGGTCGACTCGATGTCCTCCATGCTAAATTCTCTATTGAGAACATATATTTTTTAGCGTATCCTCCCTTACCATTTTCATCATCTTTTATGATATTTGTAGAACCAGGATTTTTGGTTGGGGAAATATTCAAATTGTAGGTATTATCTAATACTGAGTATGAAAATCTTCTTCCTGAATTTGTTATACCTTCAGTTTTTTGTAAATCATTGTAAGTGTAATAAGGTGTATCTTTAGCAAATATTCTACAATACTCTATACCAGCTTCGGCCCCTGTGGCATTATCAACATAAGATAATATTTTAGAACCTTTTGTTATTTCTTTATATCCGTCGTTGAATACCTTACTAACCTGATTTATTGCGTTTCCTACGTGTTTTAATCTAGTTATACCTTCGACTAAATCCCCCGCTTCTACTAATCTTTGAGTTTGGTCCAGTATGGAGTTATCTCTAAAATTAATGTTGGTTGAGGAGTCTCTAGTAAATGTGGTACTTACTAAATTATAATCTTCGTCAATTTGTCCGGCACCTCCTCCTGGAGTTACTTTATAACCCGCATTTCTTTTATACTTGGGTGAAGTCCAAACAAATTGACCTCCAATACCTCCTCCATCAGATAAAGATTTCGCAGCTAAACCAAAATTTAACACATCTTGGTTACCTTCATACAAAATAGACATCTCTGATGGGCCATAAACCGGTGAGGCTATTTGTTGACCGTAAGGATTAATTGGTAACTGATTTGGTGGAGAACTAACAAGTGATGGTTCAGATGTTCTACCGCCCACATAATAACCCCCAATCAAAGTACCATTGTCTATATTAATAAGACCCGCAACAATATTGACTAACCCTTGGGCTAAATTACCCAACAACCCTCTATCATATGCCGGTCTGTATCTATTATAGTCAATATTATTAAAGAGCGCCGACCTTTGTCCATTTCCTGTATTAGCTAAGAAAATCTCTGAAGGATTTCTAGTTATATTCAAAATTGGACCTAAAAATCCACCTGTAATATTATTTAATACATTTAATGCTAATGAAGTTTGTTGCGTTTGAATACCTAAAAAGGTATTCTCATCGAAATAATCACCTGGTATTGGTGACACGGGCCAATATGCTCCAGCCAATCTTGTTGCAAAATCAATAGCTGCTATTACAGGGCTTTCAGGGACCGTAATTCTCCAATTTCTGTAAACTAATGGTTGTTGCCCTGTAATTAATAAACTAGCCTCAAATGGGTCTTGTAAACTAGCCAAGTTAACCGCACCTACGGTATTCTGATATATTTCTAAATTAATCCTTTCTAAGAACAAGTCTTTCAAATACTCCGCACCAAGTCTCGCAATAAACGAATCTTGGGATAAAGGACCTTCTGAACCTTGTGGGTTTGAAGAAAACAATATTTCATACGGTGAATAAAATGACGGTATGAACGTTGGTGGGTCCCAATACGGTCCAAAATATTTGTTTAGATTTGGTACATCATCAGTTGAGTATAGAAAAATGTATTTATTATCAGGTATATAAGAATTTAAATTTGCTGGAGAATATTTTTCTTCGTTCAAATAAAACGCACTGTTCGCAGCCAATACACTATTGATAAGTGGGTAGTAAGGTTGTCCACTTGGTTTTACAGGAACTAAAGGTCCATTAAAATTTATTGTTAAACTATATCCACCTGATGGTCCGTATTCATTTAATGGGTATAAAGTATTGGGATATGGTGATAACCCTATTAATTCATCAGGTGAATTAATTACCGAACTATCCGTAAGTTGGGTTTCGTAAGCAACATTAGACACAGGTGGTACGTAAGAACCAACAACAGTATAAGGGGATAAATTTCTAGCCAATAATACATCTCTGAAAGATTGACTAGATGCGAACGATAAGATACTATCTGCCATTAACCTGATTTAATATATAAATACTAAAGACTTATTTTTTTACTTCTTCTTCTTAAAGTCATCACCCATTTCTTCCATAATCTTATAAATTTTTTCTCTGATTTCTTGAACACTAAGAGCTTCTAAAATTTGTTGTTGTGTTAAATTAGGTGGTGCTGTTACATTTATATTCAAATCCATTTTATTTTCAACACCTTTAGATGTCGTATCCGTCTTTGTCTCACCAACAGATGGTGGAACTTCACCTGTTTCAACAGGTTTAGCCGATTGAGTTGCCATAACATCAATACCCGTTTGTTCTTTGAGAATATCCCTAAGACTTTGTGGCATGTATTGACCTATTTCTTTGAATTTTTCCTCGTTGTCTTTTATGTTTCCGGATATTATTTTTATTTGTTCACTAGTGGCGTTTTCTATAATTTGTTCTAATGTAGTAAAATCTTCGGTTACGTTGAAATCACCTTTCATTAATTGATTGAATACATTCATCAATTGTTCTCCCCCTTGGTCAACTACCCCTCTCATCGCCGCTGGACCCAAAGCTCCTTTTTCGGTTAACACATCTGTTGATGTTTTTAAACTTTTACCAGCTAAAGAAATAACATCATCCATCATTTTACTACTCGCAACTCCTCGAGCGGCTCTTCCTTCCATTTTAGCTAAACTAGCCGCCATTTGCTTTTGAATATCCAATTGTTCGAAGGCCAAATCTTCCATAGATTTTTCTTCAGTCTTGCCTATCAATTCATCCAATTGGTCTTTATTGTTAATACCTTCTAAAGCCTCGGCAATTGGTTTTGTTTGTCCATCTACGGTTATAACATATTCCCCATCTTTCATTTCGGCCAAATTAGCAACCATTTTTTGTTGTTCTTCAGACATAAAATCAGGAAATCTAATTTTCCTCATTTTTTCTTCCAGTTCAGCAGAACCCATTGCCATTTTCGTTAATTGTTCATAAGGTATCTTAGTCGCTTCGGCGATTTCCCTTAACTGTAATTTACCTTGCGGAGCAATCTCGAATTGACCCTTTTCATTCAATTGTACAAATTGTTCAGTCATTTTAACTAACTGATTTTGTAACTCAGTCGGGTCATTCATTGATAAATCCATTAATCTTAATGGGTCCAATAAATCAGATTGAGTTACACCTAATCTTTGTAAAGCGGCCGCCATGTCAATTGCGCCTTCCGGACTAAACGCCCTTTCCGCAAAATCCAAAGTGGTTTTCATATCAATTCTCATACTTGTAGCCTGAGCAGCCATCTTAGCAAGACCCTCGACGCCTCCTTGGAAATTAAATTGATTCATTGAGCTCATGTTTTTAACCGCTTGCTCACTAACCGCCTGGACACTTAATCCTTGTTGTCTTGCGGTATCCACGATTTTTTGCATTCCCTCTGAAACTCCGTAAGCCGATACTCCTACATTTTTGAAAGCGGGTATAAGTTTTTCAACCCCTTGGGCAGTTACTTGTTGTGCCGCGTATATGTCTTTATACACATCACCGCCTAAAATTACATTTCTTTGTAAATCTTTAGCAACTGTTTCCTGAATTTTAGTTACATCAGTATAAGAACCTCCTAAACCAACAACAGATGCTGTGGCATCGGCCATCGCGGCTTTAATATTTTGTATATTTTCTCTACCTTGACCAAATATTTTGGTTACCTTAGTAGCCTCAACGTCTAATTTTTGTATCTCTTGAGCTAAATAAGAAAACTGTAAACTTCCAATCTTACTGAAAGATTGTTCTAATTTTTTACTAAAATTTTGTATGAATACATCGAAAGTTTCCGCAGTCTCAGATGCGGCAGCGGTTATCTTATTTGAACTAGTATTTTCGTTTTCTGTTGCCATTTACGTATTATTAAATAAATACTTATTAATTAGGAATCCGTATTGTTTATTTCTCGTAGTTTTCCTATTAAGTATCTTCTAAAATAAGTAGGCATAACCAAAAAATCTGAGTATGATGTACTTAGACTTTTAGCTAAAATTAAATATTCATTAGCAAGATTAATCCTGTAGTTAGAAGAAAGGCCGAAAAAATTCAACCCCAAAAACGATTTCTACTTTCGTTTCTTCTCCTGATGGGGCTATTACTTTTTTTACTAAATCTAATGATGGAACGTTGTCCTTAAGAAAATTTCTAATAAATTTTGAATCTGAAATGGGTAATTGGTCGACAAACAAAGCGATTTTACCTTTATCAGAATCCCCATTAATTTCCACTATCTGTCTTTGTAACCTCAAAGTTACTTTAGGTGGTACCAATCCTTGGGGATAGTTATCGACTATCTTATCAACTTCAGATATTTCCCCAAAACTTAATGGTTTAATTTTAACATCGACGCCAGTTTTGGGTAATTTTACTGAATAAGTACCGTCTTCATTTGGTTTTGTCTGAACTTGTTTTATATTCAACTCATCCAATACCAAAGTTTTTTCAAATAATTTACCTGTTTTTGGGTCCTCAATTCTTACTCCGTACTCAGGTCCAAAAGCTGTATTTCTTAAAAATAAAAGAACCGCCTGTATGTCCTCATCTAATAATTCTTCAGGTCTCAAATCATGTTCATAGATTTTATTTCTAAGAAGAGTCATAACTATATTGTCTTTATTACCTAAACCTGACAATAAGAAATTTTCATCAGCGGCAGTTAAGTATCCGACCTTAATTGATTTTTTCTTGGATTTATAGAACACCCCTCCAGTAGGTAAAGACACTATGTCGTGAGGTAGTGAAAAATTTTCTGTTGCCGCATTTATTAACGTTGCATCCATATTTTTAAGTTTTTAAATTTTCGTTTGATTCGTTGGGACCTTCAATTTTTTTGTTTTTTTTGTGACGATTTAAAAACTCCTCCTCGGTTTCAAAAACTTTTCCGCAAGTATTACATGTAAATCCAGTTGTATTTTCCATAAAAAAGAAAAAATCCCATATTAATAATATGGGATTCATTCAATATTGTAAAGTATTAGATTAGTATACTAAAATACAACGGTCCATTCTTAAATTAGTAGTAATAGTAGCGATTTTTTCTTCACTATAACCAAGACTACCAAAGTCCGCACTTGTTATAAAACATCCTTCCAAAATCCATTTTTCAACCACTACTCCAGTTGGGTCTAACATTTCTAAATCCACGTTCTTTTTATATCCCGCAGCATAACCCATACGACCCGTAACGGATTCAGCACATAAACGCACCCATTCCATTATGGCTTGTGAAGCTGATGGACCAATTGGGTCTCTAAATGTGACTGAAATTTCATTCCACTCGAATCGACCTGCAACATATGTTGACGTATTCAGGAATGGAATTGCCACTGAATTAACTTTTATGGATGGTCTTTTTGCCGTTTCTACAAACCATTCGTTTATACCCA